CAAGTAAGTGTATTTTGATGTAAAAATCATAACTTTGTTTAAATTCTAATAATATGGCATTTTTCGACTTCTTAACTAAAAAGAAGATAAACACTCTATTACCTAATATTCCTTTTGATACAAGTGTGGCTATTCAACGTGGAATCGTTACTTGGCAAGGTGGTGATTCAAGAGCATTCGTAAGAGATGGATATATAGCTAATGATATAGTTTACTCAATTGTAAAATTAATTACTGATAAAGCAAAACTTGCTCCATTCCACGTTTACAGAGTTAAAGATGAAATATCTGCAAAAAGATATAAGTCTTTGATGAAACAACCAGATAAGATTACTAACTGGCAAGAGGTAAACCAATTACATAAGAAAGCATTTGAGATATATACAGGAGATCAAAGATTAAACGACCTATTAAGATATCCTAACGGAGAAGATACTTGGGCAGATTTAGTTGAGCAATGGTGTGGTTTTAAGTTAATAACTGGTAATTCATTTATATATGGAAAACTTATTGAAACAGGAAACAATCAAGGTAAGCCGTTTGAATTATTTGCTTTACCTGCTCAGTATATGGCTATTATTGCAAATATCGAAATGTTCCCACCTACCAGAGTTGGCTACCAATTATACTACGGAGCAATGTGGTCCTTTGACCCTAAAGAAATATTACACGATAAATACTTTAACCCTGAGTGGACAGTTACAGGTGGTCAATTATACGGACAAAGTCCATTACTTGCAGCTGCTAGAACTTTAACTAGAAGTAACGAAGCTAAGACTGCTGCCGTTGCATCATTCCAAAATGGTGGACCAGCAGGTGTTCTATTTATGAACGATGAAAGATTTGATCCAATTAGTGGACAAGCACAAGCCCAAGCACTAAAGAGAGCAGTAAGCGAGAAAGGTGGAGCAGCTAATTTTAACTCTATTGCAGTATCAGGTTATAAAGTAGATTGGAAACAAATAGGTTTAAGTCCTGTTGAACTTAATATTATTGAATCAGAGAAATGGGATATGAAGGCACTTTGTAATATTTACGGAGTACCATCACAACTATTGAACGATGCAGATAACAAGACTTACAACAATCAATTAGAGGGAGAGAAGGCATTGACTTTGCGTTGTGCTATTCCTTTATTAGATGCTTTGACTGATAACTTAAATAGAAAATTACATACTGACTGGGGTTATAGAAATAGTGGTTTGTATGTAGGATATGATATTCAAGTCTATCAAGAATTAGAGGCAAATAAGACAGAGCAAGTTGCTTGGTTAAATACTGCTTGGTGGATTCCACCTTCTCAAAAAAACGAGATTATGGGTATTAAAACTCCAGACTATATTCCACAAGAGGAAATGGAGAAACTATATATTCCTTCATCTTTGCAACCTACTGACCAATTTCAACCCTTGAATATTCCTGACAACCTAAACCCATAAAATGATTTGGCAAGATTATAGAAAACTATATGCCAACGCATTAAAACAATATTCGCCTAAGTTCAAGAAAGAACTGCAAAATCAGGTGAATACCTATTGCCGTACCCTAGACTATAATGCAATTAGCGATAAAGCCCTGAAAAAGACCATTTACAAGCTCCATTTGGCTATGGGTACTAAGATGGCTATAATAAGCGAAAGTGTCGTTAAAAGGTCTGTAAAGGGGGTTTATGTGCCTTTTGAGTTTAAATCACAAAAGACAGATGCTTATCAGTATGCTATTATCCAAGTCCTTCAAAACGATGGCTTAGATAAATTAGCCTCAGATATTACCGATACAACCAAAGAACAAATAAGAAGATTCTTAATTCAATCAGCAGAGCAAAATTTTACATTGCCTGAAACAATAGCATTGCTTAAAACTTCAGGCATTACAGATTATAGAGCCGAACTTATTGCTAGAACAGAAACAGGGAGAGCAGCAAATATAGGTTCGCAAGTAGGAGCAACAAGCACAGGATTAGTAACTATTAAAGAATGGATTGCATCAAGAGATGCTAGAACGAGAAGGCAACCAAAAGACCAAACAGACCATTATAATATGGATGGGGTCAAACTTCCTATGAATGCAAAGTTCCAAGTGCCAAATATAAATGGTAGTCTAATGGGCGAGAATGGGAGATACGACCCAATGGACCATCCTTGCGATTCAAAAGCAAGTGCTGCAAATGTCTGCAATTGTAGATGCACTTTAGGATATGAGGCAGTAAGAGGTGCTAATGGTAAACTTTTGACTTTAGTAGATAATCCTCCAATGGGTAGAATTGCAGTTATTTGGAATGCCTTACAAAATGTAATAGGACAAACAATAGGAAAACTTATAGCATCACTAATACAATAACAAAAAAAATAATAACTTTGTCAATATGAAAACATACGCATCAAAAGATACTATTGTTGAAAAACAAGATATCGGTTACGAAGTAATGGATGTTGATACCGAAACTCGTAGAGTAAAAGCAGTTTGGGCAAGAACAGGAAACATTGATTTAGATAATGACATTATTGTTCCTGAAGCCTTTACTAAGACTCTAAAAGAAAGAGGTCCAGCAGGTAAAAACTTAATATGGTCTTTAGTTGACCATTGTGCTGAAATGGAAGCCGTAATAGGTAAGCCAGAGCAATTATACATTGAAGAAGATATGCTTATTGCTATCACTCCAATAGTAGAAACTGAAACAGGAGAAGATATGATTAAGATGTACGATGCTGGTCTAATCAATCAACACTCAATTGGATTTAGTACAATTAATTCAAGCGTAGATAAGAACGGAATTAGAACAATTAGTGAACTAAAACTTTACGAAGGTAGTGCAGTATTATGGGCAGCAAACCCAGAGACACCAACAATCTCTGTTAAAAGTGAAGTTAAGAAAGAGCAATTAGCAAATAGGCTAGAGAAACTCTTGAAAGCGTTTAAAGGTGGTCGTTTCACAGATGAGACCTTTGCGTTGATGGAGATTGAAATAAAAAGGATTCAATCAGAATTATTAGAAATTGAAATCGTTAAAGAAATCACTCAGACCGAGCAATCACCTGAGCCGATAATCGAGGAAATTAAAAACAATGATGAACAAGTCCTGAAGGCAATTAAAGAATTTAATAAAATATTAAAAAAGTAAAAATGGAAAACATTATTAACGAAATGGCTGAGAACCTTAAAGGTTTTCAAGCTAACATTGAGGCTAAGTTAGAAGAAACTAAAGCTGAGATTAAAGTTGTAAGAGATGAAGCACAAAAACAATTTGATGCTCAAGCTGCTGCAACAAAAAAAGCTGCAAAGCGTGAAGTAAAACATCTTGACGAAGTTATCATCGAGAAATTAGATGGTAAATTAGATGAGATGGAGAAATCAATGAAATCAAATGGTAAATTCCGTTTAGATTTAAGAGATGTAAAGTCTATGACTTTAAGTGCAAGTTTAACAGGAGATGCTCAAGCATCTTATGCCCTTAATGCATCTGTATTGCCAAGTCAAGCAATCAACTTTAGAGATTTAATTCCTACTGTTCGTTCTGAAAGTGGTTTGTATGTATTCTACAAAGAAACTGCAACAACTAACAACATTGCTGCTCAAACTGAAGGTTCTAACAAAGGTGAGAACAACTACGCATTAAGCGAAGTGAAAGTAGTTAATGACTACATCGCTGGTTTCTCAACTTTCTCAAAGCAAATGGCTAGAAGTTTACCTTTCTTGAGTACAACTTTACCAAGAATGTTAACTAGAGATTTCTACAAAGCTGAGAATGCTGCGTTTTTCTCTACTGTTTCTGCTGCTGCAACTGGTTCTACTACAACTGCTGAAACTGTTGATTTAAAGCAATTAGTTGACTATATTGGCAACCAAAAGAGTGCAAACTTTGTATCTTCTGTTGCTTTAGTAAGCCCTGCACAATTAGGTCGCTTATTGAAAGAAACTATCACTGCTGGTTATTATGCTGGTTCTGGTAGTGTTATCGTTAATCCTAATGGTGGTATGACAATCTGGGGAACTCCAGTAATTGCTGCATCTTGGGTTACTGACGATAAGGTTCTTATCTTAGATAACAACTTTGTAGAAAGAATTGAGGTTGAAGGAATGGCTATTGAGTTCTCTTATGAGAATGCAAGTAACTTCCAACAAAATATGGTTACTGCTCGTATTGAGTGTTATGAAGATATTAACTTAATGCAACCAACTTCAGCTATTTATGCTGACTTAGGAAATGTATAGTTCTAATCTTACATAGATATAAAGACCCCTTACTAATAAGTAGGGGGTTTTTTATTATAAATAATGTAAATTTGTAAAAAAGATATATGGCATATTCTAATTTTATTATAGATTTTACTTTAACCGATATAGGTACTGTGGTCGAACCAGTAACATTAGCAGAGGCTAAATTGTATTGCAGAGTAACTACTTCCGTTGATGATAACCAAATCACATTAATGATTAAACAAGCAAGAGAAGCCATTGAAGTAGGTACTGGCTTAAGTTTAATACCTAAGACTGCCGTTGTTTGGTTTACTAATTTTGATGGTAGTTTTAACCTTCCTTATGGACCAGTTAATAGTTTTACTTCATTAATAGATGAAAATAACGATACAATAGTAGCTGCCGATTATACTTTAGTAGGTGGTAAGTTCCCACAATTACAAAGACCTCCTTTTAGGAACTTAAAGGCTACTTATGTGGTTGGATATGCAACTGTGCCTAATGACTTAAAGATTGCTATTTTAGACCAAGTAAGCTACAATTACGAGAATAGAGGATTAGATTCAGATACAGGTATTTGTGAAAAGTCTTGGAAAGCCTGTCAACGCTGGACAAGAATAAGCCCAATATTATGAGATTAGGAAGCAAGAAAGCAAATTATGTAGATGCCAATACAATGTACGCTGAAATCGGCTTGTATGCTCCTACAAGGACATCTGATGGTCAAGGTGGCTTTACGACTACCTTTGCCTTGCAAGAGGTTGTATTTGGTGATTTTAGACCAGAGAATCAAAATAGGACATTACAAGAGGCACAAATAACTTTTACTCGTGCAGCTAAATTATTTATTAGATACGATGTAACTATTACTGAGAATTACCAAATTGATGCTGAAGGGGAAAGATATACAATACATTCAATTAAAGATGTAGAGAATCAATTTAGATTTTACGAAATATTAATGTACTTCTAATGGCAGACCAAATTTCTTTTAAGATTGAAGGTTTAGATGCTCTTATTAAAAGATTAGGTAAATTACCCCCTAAGATTGCTAAAGAGGTTGCTATAGAAGTAAATGCCTCTGCATTAGCTATACAAAGCAAAGCTAAAAGAGATGTAAAGGTTGATAATGGTACTCTAAGAAATTCAATACAATTAAAAGAAGTTAATGTAGGTACTAAAATAGTTTATACAGTAGGAAGTGCTTTAAAATATGCTCCTTATGTAGAATTTGGAACAGGTGGAGAAGTTAATGTACCTGCTGGTTATGAGACCTTTGCAATACAATTTAAAGGTAAAGGAATTAGAAAAATTAACTTAAGAGCAAGACCTTATTTAATACCAGCATTTGAAAGTGAGATTCCTATTTTAAGAAAGAACATAAAAAATGTAATAGCTAATGTTAAATCCTAATATTGAAATAAAGAAGTGGTTTTATACCAACTTGACAAGTTCAAGTGGGTTGCCTGTCTTTGATGGTTATGCACCTAATAATGGGGTAAATGAATATATCATTATGAACGGCAGAGCATCAACGCAAGAGCAAGGCAAAATCAGTTACACTAATGTAGTTACGATTGATGTTGACATTGTAATAAAAAATAGTAACTTTGGCTATAAAAGAGCCGAAACTATAAGTGATTTAATACTAGCTGCAATCAATTCACAAACTGCAATAACCCTTACAAATGGGTTTTATGCTTCAAGTTTAGTGGTAGGTGCAATTAGAAACTTAGATGCCTTAGAACCTTCGGACAATATATTTAGAACAATAATAACTTATAATTTAATAATAACTCAAAATTAAAATAAAATGGCAGAAACAAAAGTATCGGCAAGGGATTATATCCTATTAGCTGACATAGACGGAGACGCAACATTTAAACCTGTTGCTTGTCTTACAACTAACTCAATGACATCAAATGTTAACACTATTGATGCAACTTCAAAATGTGGAGACCAATATCAAGCTGGTCCTTCATTTACTCAATCATTCAAAGGTGATGGTTTTGCAATTGATGAAACAGGAACTCCAAGTAAGGATTCTTACCAACAATTGTATGCTGCTCACGCTGCAAGAACATCTTTTAATATGAAGATGGGTAAAGCAACTCCAACCGCTGGTGATATAGTTTATTCAGGTCAAGTATTTATTAGCGATTTTGAAGTAAACGCTGATGATAAAGATGATGTTAAATTTACTGCAACTTTCGTAGTAACTGTACCACCATTAACACAAACTGAAACTGCATAAACAATAACCTATGTTTGAATTAAGACTAAACAACAACACAATTCAATTAAAATGGGGTACTTGGTCAATGCGTGAATTTTGTAACGAACGAAATATCACAATAGACAAATACTTTGAAGTTCTAGGTAATAATCAATTTGATTTAGATATTATTGTTAAATTAATATATATCGGATATAAATCAGCTTGTTTAACAAATAAACAAGAGGTTGAATATACTGAAAACGATGTTTGCGATTGGATGGATGAAATAGGCTCAATTTTTCAATCCGAAGGGCAAGTACTTGCTTACTTAAAGTATATTGTGCAAAACACAATTACGGCAGTACAAGGAACTCCTAAAGAGGAAAAAAAAAAGCCTAACAAAGCTAAATTGGGATGATATTTTAGTTAAGGCTGCTGAATGTAATATACGCCCAAACGAATTTTGGGAGATGACTTGGAAAGACTTTTCTATTATCGTAATGGGTAAAGAAAGACAAGAGTTAAACGAATGGGCAAGGACTAGAAACCTTGCCTATATTGTATATTTAAGTAACACTACTGAAAAATCTCCTAAATCAATTAAATCATTTTGGAGCATACCAGCTATTGATGATTTAGATATTGAAGAAGAAAAGGTAATGTTAACGAATGACCAATTAACAAGGACATTAAAATTGTACGGAGTAAATTAAAATAAGATGGCAGAAAATTTTGATAAGTTTAGCATTAGCATTGATGCAGATGTTTCATCGTTACAATCTAGCTTAAAAGCTGCCGAAAATACACTTGCTCAATTTGAAAGTGCATTAAAGAAAGCTACAAGTATTGGGGAAATTAACTATTTGAATAAAAACATAGCTAATTTAAACACTACTATTAATGGATTAAAACAACAGGCTAACCAATTAGGTAAGCCAATTGGTGATGCTTCTCAATCTCTTATAAACTTCTCAAGAATTGCTCAAGATGCTCCTTATGGCATAATGGGTATAGCGAATAACTTAAACCCTATGGTTGAGTCATTCCAAAGATTAGCTGCAACTGAAGGAGGAACTAAGAAAGCATTACAAGCAATGGTTGCTGGATTAGCCGGTCCTGCTGGTATTGGTGTTGCAATTGGTATAGTTTCATCTTTAGCCGTTACATTTAGTAAGCAAATTTCAGAGTTCTTTAAAGGACCAACAGGAGAACTAGAAAAGTTCAGAGATGAATTAAATAAAGTAGCACAAGAAATTTATAAGTTAATAGGTCAAGAACAAACTAAAAGAACTAAGGGAATACTTTTAGTTGAACTTATTACTGGTGGTAATAAAACTCAACAACAAGAAGCATTAAAAGAACTAAAAAAACTATATGGAGATAGTAAAGCTATTCAAGATGCAAAACTTGGAGCAGATAAGGCTTTTTATACTACTTTAGTAAACCAAGCAGCAATTCAAAGTGGTGCAGTAGCTACTGAAAAAAATAATGCTGCACAATTAGATAAATTGTATGCAGAGCAAATACAAAATGAACAAAAAAGAAATGCAGAGTTACAAAAATTAGATAAAGGTGAAGGTTTAGGATTTTTTAAAGCTGGTAAGGGTGCTTATCAAAAAAGAATTGATGAATTAAAATTAGAAGTAAATACTCAATATGATATTTTAGGTAAAGAAATTGAAAAAAATATTGCTAATTTAGAAGCTAGAACTTTTAAAGCATTACAAAATATTACTTTATTACCTAGTCCAGATAAGATTGTAAAACCTAAGAAAGAACCAAAAATTAAATCTCCTGTAAAGTTAATATCTGATGGAGTTTATGATGCATCTTTAGAAACACAAGCACGTGAGCAATTAAGTAATTTAGAAATTCAAAATAAATTCCCTGAAGCAGCAAGAAATGTAGGAGTTGGTGGAGGTAGTATATTTGGGATGTTTGATGAAAATTTAAATGGTAAAATTAGAACTACAAAAAATGAATTAACTGATTTTCTTAGACAAACTAAAGAAGGATTTGCTCAAGCAAATATGGAAGCTAACCAATTTGCTAGTCAAATGGCAAGTGGAGTTACAAACTCATTACAAAGTGCTTTTGATGCTTTAATGAAAGGAGAAAATGTATTTGAAGCATTAAGTAATTCAGTATTACAATTTGCAGCAGATTTAGGATTTGCAATTATTAGAGCACAATTATTAGCTTATATACAAGCAGGTCTTGCCGTAAGTGGAACAGGATTAGCAGGTGCAGCAGCAGGGGGTAGTGGTATTTTAAATGTACTAATGAATTTATTGGGTCTTGGTGTTACTAAAAATGCTAAAGGAGGTATTACTAATGGACCATCTTTAGGTTTAATAGGAGAGGCTGGACCAGAGGCAATTATGCCTTTAAGTAAATTATCTAGTTTCTTAAATACTTCTTTTAACGCAGGAGCAATGAGTGGTAGTTCTGCTGGAAGTGGTGGTCAATTTGTATTAAGAGGTCAAGATTTATTACTTGCAGTAAATAGAAGTCAAAAGGCATCAAACATTAAAGGACAATCAATCAGTTTAGCATAATGGCTTACGGATTAAGATATACAATAACTCAAATTTTAAGGAATGGTAATAACCAAGTACTTGAGATTTATGAGAGAGATTATGTTGCTGGAATAGTTAAAACCTATAAGCCAGTATCAATAATAGTTCAGCCTAACTCAAACGAGGAATATCCTTATCCTACAATAATATCTACTCAGGTTAACTTTTCTATATTATTAGAAACTCAAGATGATTACGACCAATTCCCTAATGTTCTTAGTCAAGATGATAGGAAGTATTATGTAATACTTAAAGAAAGTACAAACGTAATGTGGAGAGGTTATATGTTTAATGATTATACTCAAATGGGTTTTTCAACAGGCATTACTCAAGCAGACTTTACTTGTATTGATGGTATTTCATTTATACAAAATATTGAATATGTAAGAGATGATAGTATTAATCAATTAGACACTCAATTAAATGTAATTAGTGATGGCTTAAAATTATTAGCTTATCCAGATGTATTAAATTTAGTTGTAGCTTGTTCATACTTTGCAGGGGGTATGCTTGATAGACAAGATGGCGTAAGTAACGAGCCATTTAGCCAAATATATCAGTATAGAAGGGATTTTATGGGTGAGTCATACTATGATATTATTGGCAAAATAATGACCTCGTTTAATTGTAGAATGTTCCAAGCTAATGGAGACTGGTGTATATTTTCAATGAATGAAATGGCAGCTACTACTAATTATTTTACTAAATATAATATTCTAGCTACCCCTACAATAACAAGTAGTGGTGTTTTAAGTAATACAGTTAACATAGTTCCTTATGCAGATGGGAATGTGCATTTTATAAATAATAGTCAAGTAAAACTATTAAAGAAAGGGTTTTACAATATACAAGGTAGAGGTGCTTATGAATCAGCTTTAAACTATTGCGACAATGCAGACTTAAAGCTAAATGCTTTCCCAACTAATACTGCAACTGGGTTTGTTTTAGGTGCAACAGGAGATTCAACTGCAACAATAGTACCAGATACGGAAGGTCAATTTGATGCAGTTTCTTTAGTAAGAAATACAAGTGGATTAGCTAGTATTGAGAATGGTAATTTAGCTGCTCCAAATTATTTCCTTCCTTATATAGGCGAAGTTCCTTTTAAGTTAAGTTTTGAACATATAACTTCAACAGGTGCTAAATTGCAAATAACTCTTAATACATCAGGAGGACTTAGATATTTAGATACTAATGGACAATGGCAATCTTCAGTACAAAATTTAACAATAGACCCATCTGAAAATTTTACTACATATACTAGAGACATTCCACCATATTTTGTATCAAGTGTTGCAATCTTTGGTTATTTAAAGTTTAAGATTATATGTGATGCATCAGGTCAAGCATCTTTAGTTCAAAACTTTATTATACAAAGAGGAGATAGTGAAGTTAAGTTTATTGAGGCAAACTTTGTGGCTGATAATACAATACAATCTACTTTAAAAGTATTTGAGCAACCCTATGGGAATAACTATCCTACTACTTATAATTATTCATCTAATATAGGTGTTTTATGTGCTTCAGATGGTACATTCTTAGAAAACTGGTATTCATCTTGTCCTAGTGGCACTCCTTTAGGAGCAGTAGATTTAATTGTATTTATGACTTATCAAAACATAAGAAACCTCAATAAGAACGTAGCAACAGTAGAATGTGATTTAGGAGAACATACTAGCAGTGGGGCATTTGTCTATTTAGATAAAGTATTTACTACAACGGACACAGTTACAGGAAACTTGTCTTATACAGGAAAGAAATTTATAATGAATAGAGTAAGTCAAAATTCTTATGTAAACGAATTAAACTCAGTTCAATTAATTGAGGTTAGCGTTGCTACAATATCGGCATTTATCATTCCAAATTACATAACTGATTCAGGGCAACTAGGTCCGTTCTGGATAGGACAATTTAATATTAATATAGTTTAACTTTGCAATATGGCAGACAACGTACAGGGTAAAAATATTATGCTTTATTATTACGAGCAACCTTCAGAGACATATCCAGAGGGTAGAGATATTGCATTTGCTTGTTCAACAAATTGTTCATTTTCAGTTAATGTTGACCAAAAGGAAGTAACATCTCAAACAAGTGCTTGGTATCGTGAATACAAGAACGATATAGCAACTTGGAGTATTAATTGCGATGGCTTAATAACCTTAGATGGTTATGGATATCTTTTCTTACTTCAGCAGCAACAAGATAGAACTCAAATATTAGTTAAATTTGTTATTGACAATGGAGTAGATGGATTAGTTATTATAAGTGGTAATTGTAATTTAACAAGTTTACAAATCAATGCTCCTTATAAGGACATAGGCACTTATTCAGTTAGTTTACAAGGTTCAGGTGCTTATGGATTAACAGGAACAACAATAAACCCAGAAGGTGTGGTAATAGTAGCAGGTGGAGCAGTTTACACTAAAGGAACAACGGCTGCTGGTGGAGAAACTACAATAACTTATTCAGATATGATAGGCAAGTCTTGTCTTTATGTATCAAGAGGTGGTATTGATGTTCAAGCAATTTTATCAAGTGGAACTCCTGTTGATGAACAAGTGAAGTGGGTAAGTGCAACAGGTATTTTAACATTTAGTAGGGTTTTAGAGAGTGGTGAGTTCGTAAGAAGTCTTTTTCAATAATTTAGTTATAAATTAATAATAATGGCAAATCAAATAGTTGTTTCATCAGGTGCAAAGGTTAGGAATTTAGAAGGTGTTTTGACAGGTACAAGTGGGGTTGTTAATTCAGTTCCTTTGGGTGCAGCTAATGGTGTTGCTACTTTAGATTCAGGTGGTAAAGTTCCAGTATCTCAATTACCTAATTCTGTAATGGAATATCAAGGCACTTGGAATGCAAATACAAATACTCCTACTTTAGCAAACGGGACAGGCAATGCTGGAGATTTTTATTTATGTAATGTAGCAGGAACAACAAATTTTGGTGCTGGTCCAATTGCTTTTATAGTAGGGGATTCAGCTATTTATAGTGGTTCAATATGGCAAAAATCAGGTGGTGCAACAGGAAGTGTAACTTCGGTAGGGTTATCTACTAATGGTAATTCAATAACTATAGGTTCTTCTCCAATAACAACTTCAGGTACTATTACGGCAAACTTTGCTGGAACAAATCTTCAGTATGTGAACGGAGCAGGTGATTTGACCACTTTTCCAACTTTAATCTCTAGCATAGGTTTAACTATGCCAAGTGCTTTTAGTGTCGCTAATAGCCCTCTAACGGCTAATGGAACGATTGCAGTAACAGGAGCAGGCAATGCTTCTCA